TGTGAGTTCTTAGTATTTGATGAAACTTTAATTAATAGTATTAAGCTAGCAGGCATGTCCGGAATTGACCCTATTATAAAAATGGGGCAGTGTCGCTGGTACAAGAAAATTAATCCTAAAAACACTTATCTAATTTCACTTGATCCTAGCCTAGGAACAGGAAGTGATCCGGCTGCAATTCAAATTGTAGAATTACCTAGTTTAGAACAGGTGGGTGAATGGCAACATAATTTAACTCCGATACAAGGGCAGGTTAGAATCTTGCGAGATATATGTACCTTTATAAATCAAGAATTTAACAAAAAAGGCGTAACACTTAGCCTTTATTATAGTGTAGAAAATAACAGCGTTGGTGAAGCTGCCTTGGTTGCAATTAATGAGATTGGGGAAGAAAGTATTCCGGGATTATTCCTAAGTGAACCAATACGCAAGGGACACGTACGCAGATACCGTAAGGGATTTTATACAACACACGGCAGTAAACTTAGTGTATGTGCTAAACTAAAACATCTAATTGAAAGTAACCGCTTAAAAATTAATAGTAAACCCTTAGTAAGTGAGTTAAAAACTTATGTTGCAAAAGGGCTGGGATTTGAAGGAAAAGTAGGATCACACGACGACCTAGTTAGCAGTATGTTACTCGCAGTACGCATGATGATGGTTCTACAGGATTGGGATCCGGCAATTTATGACAAAATGCGTGAAGAACGCGAAGATGAGTGGATCATGCCCATGCCAATATATGTCAACTCTTTTTAATAAATAACATTATGAAAGCTATTCAAATAATCAGCCAAGACCTGTTTGACAAAGTTCGCAGTCGTTTCTCTAAGTTAGAAATGGGCGACGAAACAGGTGCAGTAACTATTGACTCCGCAGAAGCAAGGTTTTTTGATTTTGATTTTGTTATTGAGGGCAATAACTTAGGGCGGGTAAGTATTAGCTTAAACGAATTAGGTAGTCTAAAAGTATACTATAGCCAAGGTATAACAGAAAATCAAGACGACCTTGCAAAACAGGAATGGTACAAGTTCCTTAAAGAAATGCGTTTCTTTTCTATGCGTAGATTGCTAAGATTTGACACGCGAGATATTGCTAAAACAAATCTTGATAAAAACGATTTTCAACACTTGGCCAAAACACAAGCTCCCAAGGAATTAAACATGCCAGCGACAACCAACGAATCCAAATGGAATCAAAAAAGTACTAAGAAAACTAGTCGTGCTGTTCGTGGCGCAACAGAAGTTATTGTTCGTCACGCTCACGCAGTCGATGAAGAATATGCAGGTAGTAGAAGTCAACGAAAAAATATCAAGGCAATTTTTATTCAAAATAGAGACGGTGAGCGTTATAAGTATCCGTTCATACATCCGGCAGGCGCATTTGCTATGGCACAACATGTGGACCACGGCGGTGTACCACACGATCCGGCGGGCAAGGCAATCATTAGAATGAGTGAGCAAATTGCTCAATTACAAGAATTCCAAAGACAGGTACAGCATACAAGTTTACACGACGATGCTATGGGAATAACAGAAAGGGCCGTAGGCCGACTACAGGAATTAAAAGCGAAAATTGAAGCATTGGGTAAGCGCCATCATTATGAATCATGGGCGGCCGATGTTAATGAAACTGAAGCACCAATGTTAGGTGAACTAGATCCAGTAACTCTTGAAACATACAAACAAAAATTTACACAGTCTAATTTTAAAGAAGAACTTGCAAATTATTTTCCATTGATACATAGTATCATGCAAGAAACAAATACAATAGAATTAGAAGACTATGTAGGTGAAGGTAGTGCCGACAAGCCGGAAGATCAAGATCAAGATGCTGACGACAAGCGTTGGGACGACATGGACGAAGACCGTACAGAAACTAAAGACAAAGACGGAAATGTTACAAGCTGGATGGAAAAGGGCGAATGGAAGAAAGCTGAAAAGAAAGACGGACGCGGCAAAGTTACTAACCTAAGCGATAAAGCCCGCCGCGAAACTGAAAAGATGGCAAAATCCCCAGCAGAGTCGATTGAATATTTTGAAGAATGGGCAGATGCAACAGAGCAAGGCAAACTAGCAGACGACGAAATTGAAGAACTGAAACAAGCAATCACAGATACAAAAGAATTAAAATTAGGTCCAGATGGTCAAATAGCATGGCAATTTTTTAATAACTTTGGATTGACTGACCCCGACCTTGAAGATAAATTTAAGGCGGCCGCAGAAGTAGATCCAGAAACAGCTCCACTAGAAGTATTTAAATTATGGGCAGACGATAACTATCCCGAACTAACTGTGGCATTAGGTATGAGTGGAGAAGCAGAACCAGAAGCTGGCGCTGAAGAACCCCCAGCTGAAGAACCAGCCGCTCCAGAAGCGGGTGCAGAACAACCAACTGCCGAAGATGAAGAACAGACTGGGGCAATGCCAACCCGCGAAGGCATTGTCAAAGAAGTTGCCAAGATTGTTAAGAGTTTTTATAACGCAGACAATCCAACTGTTGGACCATTTCGTGGTACAGAAAACATCGCACTTGACTGCAAAAAACAAGTTACAGAAAAATTTGGTGACAAAGCAGGTGAATTTGCTGAAGGTATTGCAGGACAGTTTATTGAAAAACTTACAACCGAATGGCATCAAAAGCATGGCAATGTAGGCGATGATGGATTAGCAAGATTAAAAGAACTTGTTCAAAGCATTAAAGGTCGAGTAGAAGGTATAGGTGGGGCTGTAGTAGGCGGAGTAGGCGGGGCATTATTAACTAAAACACCAAGCGGAGCAATGGCCGGGGCAGAGTTAGGTAGTAATGTGCAAGACTATTTTGCTAAAGAAAAAGAAGATAAAGAAGAAGATAATTGGCATCCATCAAAACATATAACTGATCCGCAAAAGAAAAAAGAACTTGCACCGCACGATAAAGATGTAGAGCGTAGAAGTTACAAAGATCGTGCCGACTATCTAACCAAAGGTGGTGTTCCTAGAGCAGAAAACGCAGAAATGGAAAGTATTTTAAAATTAGCTGGTTTGGCAAAATAAACCATATTATTGCAATCTTTTAGGTTGCATGTATAAATAGATGTGTGTATACTTAACCGTATGCACACATTTTTCTTTTTAGTCAGTTGGCTTTAAAGAAGAGGCATATTAAACAAGGAGAAATCATTATGGCCACTTTAGCAGAAATTCGCGCAAAACTTCAAGCATCATCTCAAAACAACACCGGCGGCGCAACTGGTGGAGACAACGCAATTTATCCCCATTGGAACATGCCGGAAGGCTCGAATACTTCAATTCGTTTCCTACCAGATGGTGATTCTAAAAATACTTTTTTCTGGATTGAACGAGCAATGATTCGATTGCCATTCGCCGGTATTAAAGGTGAAACAAACAGTAAACCAACACAGGTACAAGTTCCATGTATGGAAATGTGGGGCGAAACTTGTCCAGTTCTAACAGAAGTCCGTCCTTGGTTTAAGGATAAGAGTCTCGAAGAAATGGGTCGTAAGTATTGGAAAAAGAAGTCTTACTTGTTCCAAGGGTTTGTTGTTGACAGCAAACTACAAGAAGATAAGACTCCGGAAAATCCAATCCGTAGATTTATCATTGGTAGCCAAATTTTTAACATCGTTAAGAATGCTTTGATGGACGCAGAAATTGAAGAATTGCCAACCGACTATGTTCGCGGGCTAGACTTCAAAATCACTAAGACATCTAAAGGTGGCTATGCTGACTATTCTACCAGCACATGGGCTCGTCGAGAGCGTGCCTTGAGCGAAGCAGAAAATGCGGCTATTGCACAGCACGGGCTATACAGCCTAGGTGACTTCTTGCCCAAGAAGCCAGGTCCAGTTGAAATCAAAGTTATAGCTGAAATGTTTGCGGCATCCGTTGACGGAGAAGCATATGACGGAGCCCGGTGGGGTCAATATTTTAAGCCAGCAGGCTTTAATAGTGGCAATAGTTCATCAAACACACCGGCAAGCGCACCTGCGCTAAAGGCAACTCCGGCACCACAAGCATCTGCTCCTGCAGACAATGATGCTCCGTTTGATGCTGATCCGGCTCCTGCACCAGCAGAATCTACCCCAGCAAATGGTGACGCAGGCAGTCGTGCTGCCGACATCATTGCGATGATTCGCAATCGTAACAAGTAATAAGGGGATAGAGAATGGGAAAAGCCTTTGATATTTCAAAGTTTCGTAAATCCATCACCAAGTCGATCGATGGCCTAGGTGTTGGATTTAACGATCCTACAGACTGGATATCAACAGGTAACTATGCCCTAAATTACCTTATCAGCGGAGACTTCTTCAAAGGAGTTCCGCTTGGTAAGGTAACGGTGTTTGCCGGAGAATCCGGTGCAGGCAAATCATATGTCTGCGCTGGAAACATCATCCGTCACGCACAGGAACAGGGAATTTATGTTATCCTAGTTGACAGTGAAAATGCTCTAGATGAAGCATGGTTACATGCTTTGGATGTTGATACCAGTGAGCAAAAACTTCTTAAACTTAACATGGCTATGATCGATGATGTGGCCAAAACTATCAGTGAGTTTATGAAAGAGTATAAACTAATGGCCGAAGAAGATCGTCCAAAAGTTTTGTTCGTAATTGATAGTTTAGGCATGTTACTAACTCCGACTGATGTAAATCAGTTTGAAGCAGGCGAGATGAAAGGTGATATGGGCCGCAAGCCCAAAGCACTTACAAGTCTTGTTCGTAACTGTGTCAATATGTTTGGTTCTTGGAATGTTGGACTAGTTTGTACCAATCATACATACGCAAGTCAAGACATGTTTGATCCTGATGACAAAATTAGTGGCGGCCAAGGCTTCATATATGCATCATCAATTGTCGTTGCCATGAAGAAGTTGAAACTTAAAATTGATGCTGATGGCAACAAAGTAACTTCGGTTCTAGGAATTCGTTCTGCATGTAAAATTATGAAGACACGATATGCCAAACCGTTTGAAAGTGTTCAAGTTGAAATCCCTTATTCAACAGGCATGAGTCCTACCTCTGGACTGCTTGACATGTTTGAGAAGATGGGTGTATTATCTAAAGTAGGCAATAAACTTGCTTATACCAGCAAAGGAACCGGTGAGATTATCGCTGAATTTAGAAAAGGCTGGACAGAAGATAAATTAATGAAGATCATGGCAGAATGGGATGCCAGTGCAGTAGTAACTACATCTACTCTAATTGAAGAAATTGAGGAAGAATAAAATGGATGAAGATTTAATCGTTGAAGTTTGGGATATATTTCGAGAGTATATTCCAGATAAAAATAAAGAAACTGCGGCAAGTCATTACATCGATATGCTACTAGGTAAAGATGTTGATCCTGAGACTTTAAAAGGTCTGCTAGGGTATGATCCTAACCTTGATGACGCTATTAACCTAGCTATTCAAGATGAGGTCGAAGATGATGCCGACGAGTACGACGAAGATGGTTGGGATCAAAACAAAGACGAGGAGTAATCTATGTCTTGGTATGCTAAAGTCTCAAAGGACATAGCACACCTTCCTAGTTGTTTAGATCACTACTACAACGAAATCGAAAGTGCAAGAGCAGAAGTCAAGATACACGGAAGTGTTGAAAAGGCTTCTGCTTCACTTCCGGGTATTGTAGAACAAAGATTTAATCAGCTTCAGGAAATTGAAGCTATCCTTGAATATCTCAATATCGAATTGAGAAGAACTAGATCCAAAGCCTTTAAGAAATATTTGGAAAGCTATCAGCGAGCGTTAAGCTCTAGAGATGTTGAAAAATATGTAGATGGTGAAGCCGATGTTGTTGATATGGAAAAGATCATCAACGAGTTTGCTATGTTGCGAAATCAATGGCTTGGAATTATCAAAGGTCTTGATATCAAACAATGGCAGTTAAGCAACATCATTAAATTAAGGGCAGCAGGTCTTGAAGATATTTCTATCTGATGTTATAATTAATCATGCATATTGAAGATCTCATTATTTCTTTAATTTTATCAAGGATTCCACTTAATCAGTGGGATTCAAAATTGATAAGCAGTTTCTACGACCAAATTACTAGGGGATCTGGCCTAACAGAAAAGCAGGGTGCTCTAGCAGTTAAGATACTCAAGCGACATAGCAACGCATTAACAAACACTATTTGTAAAGATGTTACTCCCTTCCTAGAAAATCCAATTTATAAATTATCTATTCGTAAACTAAACAACGAAAAGAAACTTTCAATTACCCCAGACGATACCTATGGTCAAAATATCCGTGCGGTATTTCCTTTCAATGAAGGACTAGTAGCAAGTATTAGAAAGTATAAAGAAGATTCAAACACTTTTGCAGTTTGGAATAAAGAAGAAAAATGTTGGATATTTCCCTTGTCCGAATCGGCTATTATGTTTCTATCTTCTCTTGAGGGATTTGATACAGATAATACTTTTCAAAATTATATTTCTCAAATAAAAGAAATACGGGACAACTTAGAAAATTACTTTCCTATTCTAGTAATGGAAGAAGGAAAACCAGTGTTAAAAAATTGCCACCGAAACTGTCCACCACTAGTGTCCACTGGTATATTAGAAGCAGTGTTCGAAGCGAGATTGCGAGGTGTGAGTATATGGGATGAAGAAATTGACACCTACATTGAAAACGATGTTGATTCTATAACTAGAGATTTTCTAAAAACTTCCCCAGATTCTAAATTTCTAGTAAACTCAGACAACCACTCGATGTCGGTAATGTCAACAATTATAAAGAATCTATCACCTACTATAGCAGTGATCCCGGGCGGCGCCGAGTTAACTAAATTATCGCAAGCAGTTGAATTTTTCCACAACTGCGGTATTAGCAACGAACAAATGAGTGTTATGTTTAGATTAGATTCGGACAATGGTAAAGAATTTAATTGTTTTGTAAAAGATAACCAATACAACGCACCAATTACAGAAGATACTAAAGTAGTATTTGTCAGCAGTAAGTTACCGAAACCCGTAGTTAAATCTGGAATAAAATTCAATTCTGTTGTTAATATGGGTTACATGAATGTGCATTATACAATGCAACAATATCTTGATAAACACGCAAATTTAGTGTATTATACTAAAGATAACCATACAAGGAACTTTACCATTGGCATCATGTAAAATTATTATTAAAGATGAAGTAAATGTTAAGATAGAAAATTTAAGTCTTGACGCTCGTAAAGCCTTGGTTAAAAAATTCAAATATGAAGATCCTACAGCAAGATTTCGGCCTGCTTATAAATTAGGAAGGTGGGATGGATCAATTAGCTTTTTTGGTATTGGCGGCACTACCTACATGTCAATGCTCCCTCAAGTATTAGAATACCTTGAGAATCATAACTATTATATCGAACTCGACGATCAAAGAAATACAACAGCACTTAGTTTTGATCTTGTAGCGGCTGAGTTTTGGGGAGATCAAACTTGGCCAGAAGGTCACAGATTTGCAGGCACTAAGATCAGACTGCGTGACGATCAAGTTGAAGTTATTAATAAATTCTTAGAACATCCACAATGTATACAAGAGATTGCCACGGGCTTTGGTAAGACAATTACCACAGCGACATTGGCAAAGATTTGTGAAAAATATGGTCGAACAATAACGATTGTTCCTAACAAGTCATTAGTTGAACAAACAGAAGAAGACTTTATCAACTGTCAGTTAGATGTAGGCGTCTATTATGGCGATCGAAAGAATCTAGATAAAACGCATACAATTTGCACTTGGCAAAGTCTAAACATTCTAGAAAAGAAGTCGCACGATAACGAAGAAGTATCGAACCTTGCAGAACTATTAGACGGAGTTCAGTGTGTTATGGTCGATGAAGTTCATATGGCTAAAGCTGAAGTTCTTAAAAAATTACTAACGAACAACCTAGCCAATGCTCCTATACGATGGGGATTAACGGGGACTGTGCCAAAAGCAGATCACGAGTTTCAAAGTATTAGAGCAAGTTTAGGAGAAGTTGTTCACAGAGTTAAGGCACACGAACTACAAGAATCAGGTGTGCTTAGTGATTGTCATGTTCAAATTATACAAACAAATGAATGGAAAGAGTTTAAAAGTTACGCCGAAGAGTTAAAATTCCTTGTTACAGATGAAACTCGTATGAAATATATTTCATCATTACTATTGAATATTTCAAAGACTGGTAATACACTTATACTAGTTGACAGAATTGAAAGCGGGCAATTTCTTGCAGAACACTTGCCTGACAGTGTGTTTATATCAGGGTCAGTTAAAACTAAAGATAGAAAAGAAGAGTATGACGAAGTTAAGACAAGTACTAACAAGATTATTGTGGCGACTTACGGTGTGGCCGCTGTGGGTATTAATATCCCTCGTATTTTTAATATGGTTCTTTTGGAGCCCGGAAAGAGCTTTGTCCGAGTTATCCAGAGCATTGGCCGCGGCATTAGAAAAGCGGACGACAAAGACTTCGTACAAATCTGGGACATGACTGCGACAACAAAATATGCAAAACGCCATCTTACTGAACGAAAGAAGTTTTACAAAGATGCCAAATATCCATTTACAATAGAGAAAGTGAAATACCAATAATGCAAATATTAAGTTTAGAAAACAAGACATTCTATCTGAATGATCTACCCGATGAAATTGAGGACGATCTTAGGTTCGCTATTTTAGATAATAGCGATCACAACAATCCTGATTATTTTTATATTCCATTAATCTTTCTCGAGAGCTTCACTGGGCCCGGAGTAGTATTAAAGATTGGAAAATATGAAATAACTATGCCACTAGATTGGTGTACGATTGTTGGCGATCCGGAAGGACCAGCTATGGAAATACTTCCACTTACAAGTCTTAATGATCGAGGCTTTAGAACTTTCTGCTTTAATCCGTTAAGTAGTTTCAGACCCGAGTTTCACGACATTGACATTATTGATGTGTACCAAGATGTTAAATGGTACTTCCCTAAAATGAAACCCGGACAACTGCTATGTACTCCGCTAGAACCTGGCGAAAAACCATTGTGTGCCTATTTTGTTAAAGAAGTAAGTCGACAGTGTGAACTAGTAGACTTTACTAAATGTTGGTGAACTATGGGAAGTTTGAGACCAAATGCTGAAATAATATACGAAAGTCCGGACGGTGGAGAAACTGTCTATGGACGGTATCGTGGAGAGACTGAACGATTCCTAGTCGGAGAAAGTCTAAAGGCCATGGAGAGGCGTACCGGTATTTCAGAGGATAAGTTGTGGAGAGATATTCGAAAAGCCGCAACAAACAATCCCACTTTACAACAAGCAATAGATCGTGCTATAATGATATATCATTTAAGTAAGAGAGAACATGACCAATACTAATTTTTCAAGTTTAGTATTTGGTACTATGGGCTCTGAAGATATGACTCTCGAAGCAAGACAAGAGTCACTAACTAAATGGTACAAAGATGGAGTAGAACAAACTGAGTTAACTCCCCACACTAAGGAAGATTATGGCAGCGAAACTTGATATTAAACGAGAACTAAAAGCAGTAGATCTCAAGCAGTATGATTTTTATGATACACTAACGGATGAAGAAAAGAAAGTCTTTAGTCCGTATGTTCTTATGAGATATACTAGCAATGTGCAGGGCGATCCGGACTTGCAGGAATGGTTTGTAGAAAGAACTAATGAATTTGTCAATAAAAATCATTTCGATATAAGCAAGAACCATAAAGGCCTAATGTGGAAATTGTATGCAGGCACCGGCATTGGTTCATCAATGTATCATCCGTATCTGGCGGCAGGTAAAAAAGGTAAAGCAGACAAGTTTGAAAAACTACTTGCCGAACTGCATCCTACATATAAGATGGATGATATAAAATTACTTGCTTCTATAATGACCGAAGAAGAGAAAAAAGAACTCTTTGATAAAATGGGTTTTGATAAAAAACAACGGAAGGAATACGAATGAAATTTAGAAAAAAGCCTGTAGTAATTGAGGCAATTCAATTTGAATACTCCTCTACCGGGATTGAAAAGTTAAAAGAATTTTGTGGCAAAACCCTAGGCAATGTTCGTAAAGAACGACATCCAACAGCACTAGGCGAAGCAGAGATTGGTACACTGGAAGACGGTGTACATCTAAAAGTGCAACACATTGCCACAGAAGGTGATTGGATTATTAAAGGTGTACAAGGCGAGTTTTATGCTTGCAAGCCTGATATTTTTGAAGCAACATACGAACTAGCAGAATGATTAAATTAATTGTTTTAGTTTAAATGAAGAAATCCCTAAACTATGACATGCCTCTTTCTTTGAACTGTATAAGATTCCGTTAATCACAATAGGTTTGGCATTAGAATTATTTCCTCCTGTGTTTTTACCTTTGCGATTTTCTGACCATAATTTTTTAGTTTTGTTAGAAAATTGTCTATTTTTAAGTTTAGACGATCTGTCTTGTTTAAGTTGATTGGCTTTTTCTACTCCGTATATTTCCTCGTATGTTAGTCCCTTTAAACAAGTAGTGCCTCCCTTATTTTTAGATGGTATTCCCTTTTTAGCATGACTTAATTTTATTTTGTGCTCTAATGTTTTTGGACCTTTAGGAATGCCTTTCTGTGCAATTGATCGTTTAATATTTGATTCAACTGACTCCGGAATTCCTTTATGAGCGTAAGAAATTGCAGCACTTCGATGTTTTCTTGCAAATTCATATAATCTTGAACTTGGAAAATATCTATTATGATTTTTATTTGAAGTTAGCATCCTAGACAATGCAAATGCCATTTTATGTTTAGCATTTCCTGTTAACATTTTTATCAATAATAAATGACAAATAAAGTGTTCCCTTGCAGTTAGTCTGACTAAATTATCCGAGAGATTTGATCCTCCTAATGATTTGGGAATTATATGATGATTTTCTGTATAAGTGTCGGTAGATATAGGCCTTGATTGTGCTATGTAAATAATGTTATAATAAGTTGTGGTGTATTTGTTTAATTGGAACATATAAATGGGTAATGTAGGATTGTTAGATCAGCCGAATGAGTGCGTTCATTGTCATAAAAAATTCATGTCCTCTCGTACTTTATTTAGCCACATGTGCGAAAGAAAGCGGAGAGCTCTACAAAAAGATGAAAAGCGTGTGCAGGCTGGGTACATGGCCTTTAACCGATTTTGGCAATTAGCACAAGGCGGAAAAAAGTTAAAAACATATGATGAATTTAGTGACACTTCTTATTATAACGCCTTTGTTAAATTTGGATCTTTTATCAATAATGTTAATCCATTGTATCCAGATAAGTTCATTGACTATGTGATCAAAAGCGGAATTAAACTTGATCACTGGTGTAGAGATGAGTTGTATGAACAGTATCTATTTGAAGTATTAAAATCTGAACCAGTTGAGAGTGCAGTACAACGAAGCCTACAGACCATGATGTCATGGGCTGATGAGAACTCTGCAGAATTTTCTCATTACTTCAATTATGTTAGCCTTAATAGAGCAGTACACGATATCAGAAATGGCTATGTCAGTCCTTGGATAATTTTAAATACAGTATCAGGACAATCTATGATCCAGAAGATGAATGACGAACAATTAGAGATGATTTCTCCGGCATTTGATATTCCGTTCTGGGTTAGAAAATTTAAAAGTGTTCCTGCAGATGTTTCGTTAGTTAAAGAAATATGCAAGGAGGTTGGAATAAAATGACGACTGAAAAAGAATTCTGTCAACGACATTATATACAGGTGATTGATACCAATAAACGATTTCAGCGATTTAGGAAGGTTGAGCCATTGTTTTTTAAAGATGGTAACGACTATAATACTGTATATAATGAAGCAATTGAGTATGAAACAGAAAAACTGCTAACTATCACGATTCCGGAGAGTGAATTAGATAGAATTAAAGAGTTTGAAGATCAAGTTTTTAACAACATGAAAACGCACGGTGGCGATCATTATATGATGTTTGAAATGATGATGGAACAGAAACAAGAGGAAAGAAGGTTGCGAGAAAAGTATCCTTCTGTAAAAAAAGCCTATGAACATTATAGTCTTATATTAAAGTTAGCTGGAAGCGGGGAACTATGAATATACCAAAAACAGGAAGCAAATGGTTTGCCTCCGATGGAAAAAAATTTAGAGTAATTAATTTAGTAGAAATTGATGGCAATCAATGGATACATTATATTGAAGAAGGTAAAGAACAGCCAACAGAATTTAGCTGTTATCTCGAAAGCTTCTTATCAAGATTTAGTGAGGGACCTGAGTATGACTCAACTACAAGGACTCGTTGAAAAGGGTTGGGGAAGTGAATTTATATTTGCTACCAACGACAAGTACTGTGGTAAACTATTAAGATTTAACACAGGTGCAAAATTTAGTATGCACTTCCATGCAGAAAAAGATGAAACTTGGTTTGTATTAAGTGGAAAGTTTATCGTCCGATATATTACTACTAAAGATGCAGAACAGCACGAAGTTGAGCTATCACAGAATGATGTATGGCATAACCCGCCATTATTCCCTCATCAAATAATTTGTGTTGAGGAAGGGGTATTAGTTGAAGTCAGTACACCCGATAGTGTTGAAGACAATTATCGTGTTGGCAAAGGTGACAGTCAAAATGCCAAGGTATAGGAAAGATTCGGATGGAAACGGCCCTACTTATAAGAAGGGTGACAGAGTGTGGGTTGCTCCGTTATCAATGGAGGCAACAGTCATTGAACAAACACTTCATCACGACTATCCTGAAACATTTTACGGTAATGTTAAATTAAAGTACGATGACGGCAGTGAAGGAACTAGTAACAGTTGGCAACTATCAAGGGTAGTTAGATGAAAATATTAATTACAGGACATAAAGGGTTTATTGGTCAAAATATGATCAAAGTCTTAAAAGACGAACATACTTTATCTTTTTATGAGCCCGGTGATGACCTTCCGAATATTAAGGGATTAGATTGGGTAATACACCTCGGCGCACTTACTTCTACAACGGAAACAAATGTAGAACTAATGATGCAACACAACTATGATTTTAGCAGATGGATCGCTACTCAGTGCAGAGACAACGGTGTAAACTTTCAGTATTCGAGTAGTGCTAGTGTATACGGTTTAAAAAATAGTTTTAACGAAAGCGACCCGTCCGATCCACGAAGTCCGTATGCGTGGAGCAAGTTCTTGTTTGATCGTTACATTGCCCACCTTGCAGGTAGCTGGCCCATACTGGTGCAAGGATTCCGTTATTTTAATGTTTACGGTCCTCACGAAGATCATAAAGGTGACCAAGCAAGTCCTTATCATAAATTTGAAAAGCAGGCAAAAGAAACTGGTGTGATCAAATTGTTTGAAGGCTCGGAAAATTATCTAAGAGATTTTGTTCCTGTTGAGCGAGTATGCGACATACATAAACAATTTTTAAACATTAAAGAAACAGGGATTTGGAATGTAGGGCTCGGCAGAGCGACCTCATTTGAATCGGTTGCTAGGATGATTGCAGAGAAATACGATGCAACGATTGAATATATTCCCATGCCAGACAACATGAAAAATCAATATCAAACTTATACCTGTGCAGATATTGATTTACTTAAACGGTACATTGACGCATGACGATAGTTGTAAACGGCACCTTTGATATCTTGCATCGTGGACACATCGAAATGCTTGAATATGCCAAGAGTCTAGGTGATCAGTTATTAGTATGTATTGACACCGATCGTAGAGTAACAGAATTAAAAGGCCCAACAAGACCAATTAACAATCAGCAAGATAGGGCATTTATTCTTCAAAGTCTGAAATGTGTAGACATTGTAGAGTTCTTTGATAGTACAGAAGAGCTTATTAACATAATAGAAATGTACAGGCCAGATATTATGGTTAAAGGTAGTGACTACATAGGAAACCCTATAGTAGGAGAAAGTCTTTGCAAAGAAATAAAATTTTATGATAGAACAGAACATTCAACAACAAAAATCATTCAGCGTATTATTAATAGGTGATAGTTGCCTAGATGTATATATGGTGGGATCCGTTGACCGGCTAAGTCCGGAAGCACCAGTACCAGTAATAAAATTAGTACAAAACTATTCTGCTCCAGGGATGGCCAGTAATGTACACACTAACTTACAAGCATTAGGAGTCGATGCTGACTTTATTACTAACGGAGAAACGGTTACAAAAACTAGATATATTGATAAAAGGTCTGGACAGCATCTATTAAGAGTAGACGACGAACCAAAAATTGTTCCATGGAGTGGCCGTACTCCGTTTCCCATGGAAGAATATGACGCTGTTATAATATCAGATTACAACAAAGGTTTTCTAAGTTACGAACATATAGAGAATATTATTCGTACAGTTAAATGCCCTGTGTTCATTGATACCAAAAAACAGGACTTATCTAGATTCAGTGCTCCTCATGTGTATGTTAAGATAAACGAATTGGAATATAAGAATAGATTTTCCATTCCTCAAAACTTAATTGTCACTATTGGTGATCGAGGTGCTACAATTTATAGATTAGGCTGCGAAGAAGTGACCTATAGCACCACCCAGGTAGAAGTCGTGGATGTGTGCGGCTGTGGAGACACATTCCTGGCAGCGTTTGCATATAAATACCTCTTTACATATAAGATTAATGACGCTATAATATATGCAAATGTGGCGGCAGGTGTTACTGTTCAACATCGTGGAAACTATGCTCCAACTTTAGAAGAAATTGAAAATGCCCGACATAGACTTAGACTTTGCTGATAGAACAAAAATCCTTGATGTAATCAAACATGTCCCTGCGGCAATAGAAACCAATGGAACTTTTAAAAAGCACAATACCGGAGTATATTGTACTTCTATCCCAGTTAATCCACTGACTGGTACAGCAAGCATAGACTACAAAGAAGCTGAAGATCGCGGCTACTTCAAAATTGATTTCTTGAATGTTAGTATGTACAGTGGTATAAAAGATGAAGCACATCTCACTAGACTAATGGAGGCTGAACCGCTATGGGATTTACTACAGGACGACAGTTTCACGAATTTATTGTTTCACATAAACGGGTATGGAGACTTGCTACGGACGCAGAAGCCGAAGAGTGTAGAAGAGGTGGCCGTGTGCCTAGCCTTGATCCGCCCAGGGAAGCGACACCTACAAGAGATGACGAAGATCGATATTATGAATCAGATATGGGAGAAACCGACGACCGGTGAGTACCATTTCAAGAAAGCCCACGCTATAGCCTATGCAACGGCTATTGTAGTTCAGATGAACTTGATCTGCGAGGGAATTAGTTACGAATACAGCTAACGCTTAGGGAGAACTCTAACTAGTTGTATAGATCTTCTCTTAATGCGTTTTTCTGCGATTTCACTTAGGTTAACTGTTGGGCCAAATATAAGCTCAGCATCTTTGCTATTAAATGTCTTAATAGTGTATCTAAAAAATTGCATTTCTTTTTTTAGGAATATATTAATGGGTATTTTACGGTTGCTTTCCCACCACCAAGTTTCTCCCATTTCTAAAAATAGAGTACGCTCGTCTTCGGACCTAATAGTAGAGATATCGTAGATACTAGCTACAAAGTTATCTAAATTTATAACGATGCCTACATACTCAATATCATTACTTTTGATACATGAAATAAATGGATAGTTTTCTTGAAAGGTGGTTGTTTTAGTTGTCATTCTTCAATAAATACTCTATAATGCAAAATTTACCAATCTATTTATATCCAAACACCCTCGGGGTGATATTAGATCTGGATTCAACAGTCAAGGGAGTTAATCGGATTATGTATCAGCGCGAACTAAAAATACAGAAGGGCATAAAAAATAAGATCCGTGTCCAAGTAAAAAACAGCGATCAAAAGCGGATTACCCTTAGTGATTCTGATGTCTATGTGTTTTCCTTATTTGATGCAACCAACCAACGGCTACTATTAGAAAAAGAATTAACTGTCTTAGATGACGGTGATACCTTTTCTCTAAGAGGACTAGCAGAATTTACCCTAACTGAAAGTGATACTATGGACTTGGATGTTGGTAACTATCAATATTCCGTCAAGTATCTGGATCCAGATGATCACACCTACTTGCCCGCATACAGCAACACCTATTACGGTGTAGCAGGGACATTAACTCTACTACAAGATGTTTATCCAAACCTACAGCCAAGCCAAGAAGTAGTGGCGTATAATCGAGTTTATAACGATTCGATAAGTTTATATCAACATAAGAGCGGAAACATCTACGCTTACCCAGAATACAACAGTAATACAGCATTACATACCGCCGCAATGTATATGACCAATTTTATTGGTACAGTTTCCGTTGAAGGAACATTATATAACAGTCCTGCTACATTCGATCGATATGTTACCATTGAAACTCGAGAGTACAACGGTTTTACCGGAATTGATTATGTGAACTTTAACGGTATATTCAGCTTTGTTCGATTCACTTTTCAGCCTGCTGTTGCGCCAAGCGAATCTCTTAATAATAATCCAGAATACTACGGTTCATTTGACAAGGTCCTATATAGATGTTAATATGTAAGTGTGAACGAAATACAGTCTACACTTCTAAGTCTTTTACCGCATAATAGAAAAAACACATCCGGTGGGTGGGTTAGTTTCAATGCTGTCTGCTGTCACCACCGAGGTGAGAAGCCGGACACAAAGAAACGAGGCGGTATAAAATCTGATAGCGACTCTTGGACTTATCACTGCTTCAACTGCGGCTTTAAAGCAGGATGGAGTCCGGGCAAACTGTTAAGTGGCAATACTAAACTCCTGTTCAAATGGTTGGGATTAACCGATCTAGACATAGGTAAGTTAGGCCTTGTTGCACTCAAGCATCAAGAGAATATGCCCAAAGCAGAAAAGGTATTAAATCTCGATCTTAAAGAAATAGAATTGCCCGATGGTGCAATGTCTGTAATGGAGTGGATTAACACCGGGTACTTGCCCGATGTTGCAGAAGACATTGGCAAGATAGTAGAGTACATCATAAGTCGCGGAATGGACCTAGATTGGTACAACTGGATGTGGTCACCTGCTCCCGGTTATGTAGACAGGGTGTTGATTCCGTTCTATCAGGATAGAAAGATAGTCGGGTATACTGGGAGAAAGATAACAGATGGTAAACCGAAGTATCTTACGGAAAGTCAAAGCGGGTATGTTTTCAACATAGACCGCCAAGACAGAAATAGACAGTATGTTATCGTATCTGAAGGGCAGTTTGATGCTATTGCAATCGACGGTGTTGGCATAATGACTAATGAACCAAACGATGCCCAAGTACTAAGGATAAATGCATTAGCCAGAGAAGTTATTGTTGTACCTGATCGAGATCGGCCCGGTGCTAAGATGCTAAAGCATGCCATCAAACACAATTGGTCAGTTAGTTTACCACCTTGGGGCGACGATGTAAAAGATATAGCAGAAGCAGTCCGTAAGTATGGACGCATCTATGTATTGACCACGATCTTACACTATAGAGTCTCTGGAGAGATAAAAATAAATCTACTGAAGAAAAAATTAGAGGGCCTAAATGAATAAACCAAATTACGACCATGCAATGCAGAAATTATATCTTGAAATGTTTCTTGGAGATGCAGAAACTTTCATCCGGTGTCAAAATATATTTGATCCAAAAAACTTTGATCAGCGATTACAAGATTCTGCTGAATTCATCAGCAAATATGTTGACGAATATAAAGTCATGCCCGAAGTTAGCATCGTTAATGCTTCAACTAAGAGTCAATTTGAATCGGTACAACTACCAAAAGAAAATTACGATTGGTTGATGGATGAGTTTGAAAACTTTAGTCGACACAAAGGATTAGAGCGAGCTATTATTGAAAGTAGCGATTTACTTGAAGCAGGTGATTACGGCCCAGTTGAAAAGCTGATTAAGGATGCTATTCAAATTAGTCTAAACAAAGATATGGGTACAGACTACTTTGATGACCCTCGGGCTCGATTAACTAAACTTAAAGATGGCAACGGGCAGGTTAGTACAGGATGGCCTAGCATTGATAAGAAACTCTATGGTGGATTTAACCGCGGTGAGTTGAACATTTTCTGCGCAGGATCAGGTGGCGGTAAATCATTGTTCCTTGCTAACTTGGGGTTGAACTGGGTACTGGCTGGTTTGAATGTTGTTTATCTAACTTTCGAGTTGAATGAGGGATTGGTTAGTATGCGGCTTGACAGCATGACTACTGGTATTAGTACTCGTGATATCTTTAAGAACATCGACGATGTTGAATTAAAGGTTAGAATGTTGGGTAAAAAGTCGGGAAGCCTACAAGTTAAGTACATGCCTTCGGGGAAAAATTGTAACGATTTACGAGCCTATTTGAAGGAATATCAAGTTAAAACTGGTCGGAAACCGGATGTTTTGTTAATAGATTACCTCGATTTGATGATGCCTTTAAGTGTGAAGGTATCGCCCAGCGATCTGTTCGTAAAAGACAAATATGTGTCAGAAGAAATTCGAAACCTAGCAATGGAGACGCAATGTATTACTGTAACAGCGTCACAGTTGAATCGTAGTGCTGTAGAAGAGATTGAGTTTGATCACAGCCATATTTCAGGTGGCTTGAGTAAGATCATGACGGCAGATAATGTGATTGGTATCTTTACTAGCAGGGCTATGAAAGAGCGGGGCCGCTTTCAAATTCAGTTTATGAAAACTCGGTCAAGCAGTGGCGTTGGACAAAAGGTAGACCTAGAGTTTAACATTGATACTCTACGGATTAGTGACCTAGGGGATGAAGCAGATAGTTTTAGTCAGGGCGGCGGTAAACCACAAAGCCCTGCGGTCGGAATTTATAGCAATCTTAAGAGGACTAGCTCTGTAAGTACTACTACTGATCCGGACACTGGGGAAATTATAGAAGTGGATCCTAAGCAAGGTGCAAACCTTAAGCTGAATAAATCTACTACTCCGGCTCCGCTAATTAGGCAATGGGTTAATAATATGCCTAACCTAAATCCTGAGAAAGATTAAAACCAAGCATTGACCTGATATTTGGCAGCGTTATCTACTGCGGCTCGCCATTGTTCAGGTCCTTCTCCGTCAAATATACCGTCAACAGTAGCAGGAGTTATTTCCCACTTATGTGGATAAGTTCTATCACGGGGATCTAGCATGTCATCTAACATACCATTGTCCCATAACCAGTAACCCGCACATGCTCTAAAATGTTCCGGTCCTTCATTCCTGCTAAGGGCCGCTAACACACTTACATCATTGGTAACACTGATCTGATCGTTAAGTTTTGTTGTGCTCATTCCTTTCCAATCATTGCTATGTATCACATGGATCTTATTCTGTGCTATATTACCGCCAAAGTAAACTAAATCTTCTCTTGGATAACTTTCCAATCCTATGTTATATGCTATTGTTTGTAAATTAACATCTTCTACAGGATTATTAACTTGTAGGGCAATGCTTAACTTATCTGTGTGGCTAACTATCAGCATTACACTCTTGCCAAGTTCGTCACGGGGATTATTGGGATTAGCTACAAGTAGATAGCCGGGATATTTTTTATTTGATGTCATAACAAAAGTATTTACCGCATAAATATCCGTATATGATCCAAAACGAATACGCAAAACCCGTAGAGTACAATACTGTACTGAATCCCGCAATTTGGGATAATAATCGTCTTAAAAGCAATGTTAGGGGCGCATTACTACGCATGGCCGAAGATTTTAAAGAATTTATTGGAGTACCGTTTGAAGCTGTGGATGTTGTTATTACTGGCGGCAATGTTAACTACAACTATACAGAACACAGCGACATTGATCTACATCTAATCGCAGACTTTGATCAAGTTAGGTGTGATCGAGAAGTTGCAGAACTATTTGACAGCAAACGGCTCTTATACAAACGACAATACGATTTATCCATCCATGGGATACCTGTAGAGTTGTATGTAGAAGATCATCGTATGCCCGCAGTTAGCGCAGGAGCATACAGTGTGTTATCGGGCAACTGGCTTAAGAAACCTCAACAAGATTTACCAAAGTATAACGAAAAAGAACTAGCACATTGGGTTGCAATTTGGAAAAAAATATTCCGTCAAGCAATTAAAACCGGTGATCTGCGGACCTGTCGAAATGCGTTAAAATTATTAAGGCAGTATAGAAAGTTGGGTTTGAAAAAGCCCGAGGGTGAATTTAGTATACCAAATCTGGTCTACAAAAGCCTACGCAATGATCAAGTAATACAGGGCATCTCAATACTAATTGATAGACTACATGATCAAGAATTAAGTATCAGTTAAGTACGCGGATAAATAATCGTATGAATATTACATCTCAACAACAATTTGATGAATTAACAAAGTTAAAAAAAACTTATCGATTTAAAAGAACATTTGGCTTTACATTAACAAGTGTACGATATCACAGTCTAGTTCATAAGCCAACTAGTAGACTATTGTTCATTAGTTATTGGGAAGCTGTTCCTAATATACTTGCAGAAAGTACCTTAAATACAATCCAATCATTTTGGGTCAACTCTGTTGCTGCCCCAGTTATTACTAAAGATTTTGATTCTAGTAGACCATGGATGTATCAGTGGGATAACTCTCAAAAGAAATATCTAAAATCCGATCCTTCATTAACCTTTGATGAAAAATACTTCTATATACTAATAGCAGAAAAGGCAGCGGTACTAGATATCATATTGCATAAACTACAACATTATCGCAGAATGTTCAGTCATGATTATTTGTTTCAACAGGACATATATCGATTAAAAGCAAACGAGTCTTTGGAGATAATAAAAAATAAAATTACAGACATGAACGGCGACTTTCCTTTTACAGAAGCCTATGCTGAATTTGAGGGCATTGACCTACAGACTGCCGCACAAAGTATAAACATACAGGATAAATTTTTTCAAACTCGTATGTTGAATACAGAAATGCTTAGATTAAAATATCTTAGAAAAATAAAAGATTGTTCTGATGTACAGCAACTACACCCAATTTTAAATGATTTTTATAAAGAAGGAGAAGTATATGGCAGACTCTAATCTAATATTTTATAATTCAGTTGATCTATTTCATCCGGAAAAAAGTAATTTATATGCAGAATTTGTAAATGAAAAACCGGGGTTTGATTTATTTCAATATATGTTTCGTATCTTTGCTGCCAACCTTTCTCTAGTAGATCGGACTAAAACTTTAACAACTCCACTAAACATGCAGTTGTTAGATTGTTGCAAATTGCCCAACTACGATCCAGATTTTAGTTTAGACTTTACTGATATATGTCAGGCACGGGCAAGATGGTTTTTAGACTATGCTCAAAACACAAATAGAAAAATAGTAGTAATGTATAGTGGAGGTATTGATAGCACTTTAATATTATCAAGTTTCATTATGGTCGGCACCGTTGAAGAACTAAAAAACAACATAGTCGTATTACTGACTAATACTAGTATTGACGAAAATCCTACTTTTTATAGAAATCATGTTTTAAAAAAGTTTACTTTAGAATCAGGATATGCATTTCAAAATTTTTTAGGAAACCCAAAATACATTGTGGTTACCGGAGAGGGTAATGATCAGTTATTTGGATCAGTAGTTATGCATCGTTTTGTTCTTAAGAAAGGTCCAGATATCTTAACGGCAACTCCTACCTCAAATTTAATATCAGAACTTATAAATGAATCAGTTTACGATCGAGAAAAGAGTGAAAAAATAACCGAATTGTTTAATCGTGTTGTTAACAGTGCTCCCATGAAAATAGAAACAGTGAACCAATATTTTTGGTGGCTAAACTTTACATTAAAATGGCAAAGTGTTTATATGCGTATAGTTGCCTACACTTCTCCTAAGTTTAGATCAACTGTTAAAATTGAAGACAATTATTTTACATTTTTTCATGCTCCAGATTTTCAAAAATGGGTGATGCGCCATCCTGACCAGTTAATTAGAGAAACTTGGGCTAGTTATAAATGGAAATGTAAAGAAGTGATATTCGAAGTTAATCCGGATGAAAACTATCGAGATAATAAAACTAAATTTGGTAGTTTAATACGAGTGGTATCAGGAAAACACATTGCCAAATGTATTGATAGTAACGGAGTATTTTACGATACTAACTATCCAACAGATTGTTGGAATACAGAAAACGATTTTATTTAAGGAAAAAGTATGGAAATTATTATCACATCATCGTTATTTTTATTAATGATATTTGCAGGTCTTGTGTTTGCTGGCACCGGATGGAGCTCGAGCATTAACAATTTTTTATTTGCAAATAGAAATTTAGAAAAGGTCTCTAGTAGTTTAGCAATTACCAGTCATTGGTTTTGGGCTATTGCTATATTTGTAGGCCCGGCAGTTGCATACAACTGGGGCTGGCAGGGATTATTATGGTTTGCTATACCTAACGGTATCAGTTGTTGGATTGTAGGTTACTTAGCACACCGTGTGCGAGACAAATATCCAGACGGATATAGTTTGACTGAATATATTAAAGATAACTTTTCATCTCGTGTTAGTCGACTTTTTCAACTACAATTTGTATTAATTAGCTTGGCCGCACTACTATTAGGCTTCACTGCCATTAATAAACTGTGGAGCTTTACGAACCTTGCAGGCTATATTGAACCTATATATGCCAGTTTAGCTGTTGGGTTAATTACTCTTGGGTTCACACTGCGTGGCGGAATTCGAACATCGGTCTTTACGGGTGCAATACAAACAATACTATGGATAGGACTGTTAGCAGTTACATCTTTATTACTGGTTAACTTAGATTGGTCATGGTTTTCTTCCGGAAAAAACAATTTAGATTCAGTTGTTAATTTAGATTTTATGTCTAAATTTTCTGTAGCATTTTTGATATCTATTTTAGTCGGAGCAAGTTCACATGGCATGATGTGGCAAAAAGCATTTTCAATGCCCAAAGAAAACATTAAACCTACATTCTATACCGCTGGTGTTATATTTTCGTTGATTGTCGTTGCGCTAGGAAGTTTGGGGCTTTATGCTCAAGCACAGGGATTAGAAGTTAAAGTTGCTGACACTGCACAAATGGTATCAATGTTAGCCATCGGTGGACCGTTGCTATTAACTGCGTTTGCTGTTATTTTAATCGGTCAAACATCTACAGTAATGGATTCAAGTTTAAATTATATTTCTAGTTTAATTACTCGTGAATGGTTACATAAAGATAGCGTTAACACTAGCCGTGCAATTATGGTACTATTTGTATTATTAGCCTGGTTGATATCTTGGGCAAAATTAGAAATATGGACTATCTTAATGCTAATGAGTGCTGTCCGTATTGTAATGTTTGTGCCACTAGTGTTGGAAATTATGAAGAAGAAATTTAACGAGAGTTGGGTATTTTATTCATCAATTATTAGCATTGCTCTAGCAGTATATCTTGCTTGGCAAGCCCGAGAGTTTAAAATGCCAATTTATGATATGTATTCTGCACTAGTAGCATTGGGGATTCCGGTAGGCGTATATCTTGTTACAAAGCTAAATAAGAGTAGCTAATATTAAATTAGTTTGGGAGAGTTAATATGATCAAAAGAACCAAAACTTGGATAAGACCAAACACAAGCGTTAAATTCCACAAGGCTAACGCTGAGTATTCTGCCTATATAAAAACAGCTTATGTTGACACAGGTAAGCGAGTTTTCATATCTAAGACATTGAGCGAAGACAAGCTAACACTAACTCTAATTACAGTATGGCGCGACTTAGCCGCACACGATGAGTTTGTTGCTGATGTAATGGTACAAGCTGATGTAGAGACTCGAATAGCATACAACAGAGCAAACGGAATTCAAAATACCAATGTTGAGCCCGAAAAGGTAACGATTGAAACAATTTCATCAATCTAAATAAACATAGTCAGTATTCACAAAAAAAGGGCCTAGGCCCTTTTTTCTATTAAATATGCATATAATGACAACTCAACAAAAATTTACCCTTTACTTAGACATGGACGGGGTTCTGGCAGATTTTAA